AACGAACTTCATAGTGATTCATTGCTTCGTCAATTTTAGGAACGAAAGCTGCTGATACTAAAAGATCGTCAACTGTTACAGTTACTTCACTGTGGTTTACAGAGTCACCAAGAATGGTTTGACCTGCTGAATGATAACCAGCATCAATTACACCAATACTAGGGAACTGTGCAGACTTACCGCTGTTGATTGTGCGAACTCTGTGAAGAGGCATCGCAATGTTTTTCTCTTCAAATGAAGTTAATACTTCACCAGAGAATTGTTTTAAGAATAAATCTCGTTTGTTAGTGCCGCCGTTAGCTGCACCTAGTCGTGATACTGCGTTAGTATCAGTTTGGTTAGTATTGCTTGACCATACCATAATAATATACCTTTTAAGTTAAATGTTTAAATGAATGATTATTCTACTCAGTCACTTAACACTCAATCTGTTCTCTGAGATTGTCCACCGCAGCGGGTCAAAGGTAGTAAGTTTTTCGTGTTATTGTTTCTTTTAGAATTAAAAAAGCCCCCCGAAGGAGGCCAAAGAGACTATGTTACGTTGCTGCGAGCAAGTTTGTTCGCAACTTGTTGACGGTACGCTGGATCAGTTTCGTATCGGGTATCCTTCATAGCTGCGGTCACTTCTGCCCACGAGCCATAATTACCGCCTGTTGAGGTAGTAGATTGTCCACCAATTAAAGATGGGTCTGATCCTTCTACAGATTGATACTTACTGCGTAATCCAGTGATAGCCAACTTGACCATCTCAATGTCTCCAGAGTCTACAGATTTATCATAGGCTGCGATTTCAGCTTTGCTGAGGTTGTCGCTTGCCCATTGAGTCATTGCTGCATACTCTTCTTTGCCACCTGCGCTTTCGTAGACGGCACTTTCGTAAGAGCTGTTAAGAGCTTCTTGCCCTTTGATCCAACTCGTTACCAAATCCTTAGAGAACCCTGCTTCTGCTAACGTGTCATACGTAGCATCTGAGAGTCCGCCTTGTTCGTTGTATTCACCTTGTAGAGCGTTAAAGTCAACTCCTGCATCTGTTACAGCTTGTTGTACAGTCTCAGCACTAGGGNTTTCACCCTCTGCTTCTTCTGTAGGNGCTTCTACTTCTTCTTGTGTTNCTTCTTCACCTGANCCCATCTTCTGTTCGAGTTGGGCGTATGCTTCAGCCATCTGCTGTGCATCCTTAAACTTATCAGGTAGCCACTCAGGGCGTTGCTCTTGATCAGGATTGTTATTCTGTTCAATCTGCTCACCTTTCGCAATCATTGCGTCTACGTGTTCTTGATTCTCACCTTGTTCTTGGTGTGTCGATAAATTTTCTGTACTCATAAATAGTCTCTTTAGTTAAATGTTAAGCCATCTCTGTAGTAAACTTCTTGTCTTTCCACATAAAGGTTTTATCACCTCTTTTTCTTGCGGCTTTAAAGGCTTCCCCACGGGTAGCCGGTTCCTTAGCTTTAATAACTTTAGGTCTGCTGATAGCGTCCAGTGCTGCCTCAACCTCTTCCACTGTATGATGTGCTTTATTTCCACCACCGTGGTAGCTCTTACCTTTAAAGTATGTCTTATTATTTCTTTTGGTGTCTTTAGCTACAGGTATACTAGCCCATTCCATCGCTAAATCTAAAAGAGCTGCATCTCTGTCGTCACTCTCTCCGTTTAAATAAGCACCTAGCTTAGGTCTTTTGCCCTTAATTAACCACTCACCAAACTTGTCTTGTACATCTTCAGTAAACTTTGTATTTTCATCAATACCTAAAGACTTAACAGCCATGTTAAAAGTTGTAGGGATCAACTGATAACGACCTATTGCGAATAAACGGTCTTTGTCGTTAGGATCAGTTATAGCCTGTTTAACTTTTATTTCAGCTATGGTCATCTCAGTTAAGGACTTATTATCCCTTTTTGTATTGTGGGTTGACCCTAGTATTTTATTTTTTAGAGTGCCTCTGTTTGAGCTGTTATAATCACCCTCACCTTTTGCAATTAAATCCAGCAACCCTTTATATGGGTTTACCGTAACTTTCTCTACTGCTGCTGGAGGATGTACCTCTGCTGGTGTAGGGGCTGCTACAGGAGTTACTTCTTCCTCTTCTACACCATTCCACTTATTATTAAGAGCAGTGTATTGCTCTTGTGGTGTTGATGTAGCATAGGCAGGATTTGAGGTCATAAGAATCTTAGAGTTAGCCATAAAGTTAGAAGCAGCTTTGGCTTCAAGAACATCTCTAGGGATGTCCGTAGACAACCCCGATCCATGTTTAATTCTCTCTGACTCAATCCAACTTTTGTTAGAGGGTACTTCTGCATCGATGTACTCCATAGGATCTTTGTCAGCTAAATCATTAAAGAATAGTTGCTCCGCTGATGTTGACATTACTCTTCCTCAGGCATCTCTGCCATTGCATCCGCAGCACCTTTCGCCATCGGGCCAATACCCTTCTCAGCCATCTGCATCATCTGCTGTTGCTGTTGGGCTTCTTGAGCGGCTTGCTGTTCCTGTTGTTTCTGTTCAGGTGACTTAACTAAACCTTGTGTATCAATTCCTAATGAAGCACCTAAGCGAGATAGGTAATCACCGATATTTAATTCACTTGCAATAACGTCCTGACCTAAAGGCTGGAGCATTGAAAGGAAGGATTGAAGTTTGTTAAGATCCTGTCCACGACCCAGTGCCTCTAAACCAGTTACGATTTGAGGCTTTAAGGTATCTTTTGGAAACTTAGGCATCTTACCTTCTTTCTGCATCTGTGTCAGAAGGAGGTTAACGAGAGGGACTTGAAATTCTTGTGATAGTACAGAGTAGATACCGCCGAGAGCAGTCTCTAATTCCTGTGCCATGAAGCGTACTTCTTCTGCTGTTACTCGTTCAGCATTTCGTTGGACGGAGCTGTTAAGTAAGAAAGCATAAGATAGACGTTCTGTGATTGTGTTCATTGTTTCTTGTGCAACTCTAAAGTCGTTAAACTTATTAGCTTGCAGTGTTGTCACATCGTTAGCATCACCGGAGATGATACCACCGTTAGGTGAGTCTGCAATGTTGCGAATCTTTGTTGTACCGTTAGGTCTAACTAAGAATAGAAGTTTAGCACTTGCTGCGCTGCCTTCTACGATAGCTTGTGTGAGAGCCTCAAGAGATTTTAAATCACCTGCATACTCTTCAACAAAACCTCGTCCATAGTCTTCACCATCTACTGAGATAAAGCGTAAAGCCATCCACGGTAGTTTGTCTTCACGGTATGAACCTTGAGACTTAGGAATAATGATTCCCATAACTTCTTGATGGACTACATACTTAGCACCCTCTCTGCGTACACAAGTAAAAAGATCACATTCTTTTTTGTTTGTATCTGCTTGGTACTCAGGGTTCTCTAGTAATACTTCTCGTATCTCTGGAGGTAAAGCCTCAAACGCAATAGACTCTTTAACAATAATCTTTAAAAGGTTTCCCATAGAGTCACGTTGGACTACAAAGCGATCTAATCGAAATACTTTCATACCACCTTTAGGGGGCATGTGGACTAGAGCGTTACCTGAAACAATCAATTGCTTGAGAGCTTCAAATGTAGGAACACGTATAGCTTTTGATTCTACAGTCTGTGTAGCACTACGTTCAATACGAGCAAGAGCTTCTTCTGCCTTACCTCGTTGATCACCACCTAATTCAACTAAGTCGAAATCATCTATCGTTAAGCGAAAGAAGGGAGTGTTCGGTGGTAGCAGTGTCATTAATAGTTTGGATGCGAGGTTGTTTACACCTCTGGCACCTACCGATTGGAAGGGTGTGTCAAATGAGCTTGAACCGTTGCTGCCCTCTGGGGGCAACAGTGTAGGGATCGTTAACTCAGCACATGTCCTTGCTCTTGATAGGAACGCATCTCTGTCTGCCGCCATGTTCTCATAGCTTTTACCGATAGATAATTCGTTCATGTTAGGGTTCCTTTATTATCCTATTTTCAGACCTGAGGCATAAGATGAAGCAGCTTTTGCTATCTGTGTGCCCGCCTTACCTCGACCTAACTGACCTTTAGCGCCTTTAGCTTTTTTCTTTAAGGCTGTAGCGTTTGAGTCTACCGCATCTTCTAACTCTGAAGGTGGTTTCTCAGGAGGTGGTGGAGGGGTTACTGTAGGGATTGGCGCTGGTGGTTTTGGAGATTTCATGCACATAATTAATTCTCATCTGGTTGGTCATCTTCAAGCATCGTTTCTAGCTTTAGGATGATGGATTGTTGTCCTTGGAGGAACGCTACTTGTATTTCCTGAACACCAAGGTGATGTGGGAGCTGGTTTGGGTATAAACCTTT